TGCTGCTGTGGCAACCCTAGACAGAAACCGCATCTCTGCAAATGCTTCTGCTTTTTCTATAGCGTCGGAAAATGCGGGATCTAGCCTCATCCACTCGTGCAATGTATCCCTGTGAATGCCAGCCAGCGCAGCAGATCTTTGGCGTGAAGCCCCAGCACGAAGCGACTGCAACAGAGCCTCTACGCGCTGTTCAGTCTTCTTGGTTGGTCTCCCCGCCTCTGAAGGAACCATGATCTCATCGCTCATATCACCACTCTACACCCTAAACCTGAGTTTTGTTACAAATATGACCCTGTATGCGCCACGGAGACAAGCGTTTGTAGCATTGACAATACCTAGACACCAGCCCGCGCAGCGCAAATCAGTTTTTTATTTTTGGCGAACTTCCTTGCGGTAGAAGGCAAGCGTCTGCCCATCTAGAAACCAGTCTCGCCCGTGCTTCTTGCCTTTAATGCGCCCCTTGTGCAACTGCACCCGAAGCGTGATTGGGCTGATGCCAAGCAACTCTGCTGCCTGACGAAGCGTGTACTCCTTTGCCGTGCTGTCTTTCAATTGACTAGTCCTTTCTCACCTGTGCCTGTTGGGGCATCCTCGCCCTTTTTCCTTTTGTGTAACTCTGTAATCTTTGAGAGCGTCCGCATGATTTTTGCGGCGGTCTCTTCAGTTACGCCTTTGCTGACCATGCCGTTTTGGAGATCTTCCTCAAAAGTTGGCGAGACATATGCCGTAAGGAACATCTGGTCAAATTCCTCATCACCGATATAACGGCTGCCGACCAGCGAGAGCAGCGAAGCAATGGCAATGTCAGTGCGGCGTTCGGAGAGCGCATACGGATCTCTGTCCTCTGTGCCGTCTACGCCCATAATGACCACGCGCCCTGCAACTGGGGCAATCGTAATCGGATTAATTCCCTGCTGCACGCCGACTGCTGCCCTGCGAATGATGGTTGCAAAAGAGTTCAAGTGTGCAGCGGTTTTCTTGCCTGACACGATCTTGCCGTGGTCTGGCGCGTCCACATCAATCCAGAAGCCAACAGAGAATGAGCCAGTTTTCTCGTCTTCCAGCACCATAGAGCCGATTGCTTCTGCCTTGAGAACACGCGGATAGCGCATGTCATCTTCCGCAAGCAACTGACAAATCTGCTCGTCAAGATCGTCGTCGTTGAGTTCGTGGCGCTCAAAGTCAAACGAAGTGACCTCCGAAAAAGTCAACACTGGCTTAATGACGATGGCGTACCGCTTTTTGCTCACTTTGCACCTCCCGTAGAGCCAACCAGCAAAATCAAATACACCGCAAGCACAATGGACAACATCCCTAGCGCGTCTCCCACAAATTCCCTCCTATTATATTTCCAGTCGTAATGCAATTCAGCAAAAAAATCTCTAATTTCGTCCATGTCACCCCCACGCCTTTTCGTCAAGGACGAGATCATTAATCTTTGCTGCAATGTCAATGACTTGTAGGCAATACAAGCCTTCGTCGCCGCCAATTGCCATGCCTCTCGTTGCCATTGGGATCTGGTCAACATAAACATCGCCAAATTCCCACGAGCCGTAGGTGTGTGGCGACTTTACGGCGCACATCCAGCGTGCGTACTCATTTTTCTTTTCTGCGTCGCGGTTCTGGTATCGCTTTAGCACGCGCCACTCCCAGTTCCCAGACCTAAAGATTGCATACGGATTCTCAACATCCCGCGTCTTGTTTTGTAGATTCTTCACTGTGATTCCTCCTTGTTTTTGATTTGATTGGAGACTGCGTTCCAGTCTGTCGTTCCCGTCGTCGGGTCTTTCGGCGCGCTTCCGACACAAGTTGGGCAGATGATGAATGCCCCGTTGTTGTGCTTTCCGCACTTTCCGCAAATTGGTGGCTCGCTGGTTTCGTTGAGTTCCTGAATCGCCAGATCTTTGAACACACCCATCGGTTTTCCTCCTCTTGCGGAGACAGCCCCCGCTTCCACAACAATCATAAACCCTAGCGTTCCTGCCGTCAAGCCCCTATTTCCAGCCGTTCCGCCAAGGACGACGGCAAGCCCGCGAGCAGAATATCCTGCTGCGCTCCCTTGATGTCGTACTCCACGCGGTGAATCTGGCGTGTAACAATTCCATCTGGGTTGACTTGAAGCGAAAGCCATGCGGCTCGCTTGTCGTGATCCCGTGGCTGACCTGCGCTGCCCGCGTTCATCCATGCCCCTGCTGCTGGCACTTCCAGCATATTTGGCTTGAGCGCCGCCGTCGTGTACGGCGAATACATCCAGCCAAGACTGAGCCTGTCTGCAATATCGTCTTCGCTCATGCCCTCCGTTGGGATTGGAGCGACAACAGAATGACGACGATAGATTTCTGCGGCTTGGTGCGTGTGACCGTACAAGCCAAAATCTGCGTCAAACTCTTCTAGCGCCTTGAACGCATCGCCCGCAACATGTGCTGACATGTATTCCCACATTGGCGCTCGTGGGCTGCCGTGAACGAGAAGCGCATGCTCGCTGCCGATTGCCATGCGAGCCATCGGGCGCAAGCGATACAAAAACTCCTGCGTCTTCTGGTTGATGTTGTCTTTCGTCCACAAAATTGCAGCGCGTGCATCGTCGTTGAAAGCGAGCGCCTTGCCCCAAGTATTGAGCGCCTCTTCGTCATGGTTGCCCAAGATTCCGCGAGCGTTAACCTTTTGGAGCATGTCGCAGACCTCATTTGGTCGTGCGCCATAGCCGACAAGATCGCCCGTGTGCCAGATTTGCTCTGGATTAAACTTGGCGATGTCGTCTAGGACTGCGCCCAGCCCCTGAATATTGCCGTGAACATCGCTGATCACTGCAACTTTATTGATTTGTTCAGTCATTTAGTTCCCCCAATCGTTCCCAATTGATTTCTCCGTCGCGGCTAATTACTCCGTCTACGATCATCTGGTGAGCCGCTCGCCCGTATGATCCTTGCAGCCTCCACACCGTTCCTGATTTAATCAGGTAGGCAAACATCTGCACCGTCTCCTCTGTTGAGAGATTCCCAGTCTCGTAGCGGACGATGGCATCTACCATGTCAATTCCGCCAGTCGTTGCTCCAATTTCTGTCTTCATCGCTTCTTGTCCTCCGCAAATCCATCAAACCATTCGCCGTATTTTTGTCGTAGGCGCTTTTCCGCTTTCCCTGTTGCTGTCTTGCTGCTCGTCTCTGGGTCTCTGCACCAAGCCCGCGCTTCCTCTAAGTTAAGCCCGCGCTTCATGATCCTATTCGGATACCCCTCAAAAAACATTCGCACAATTTTGTACTTCATCTGGTTTGCTTCAACCTTGCATTCCGTTGAGCAAAAATTGTCGTCTCTGTCCATCGCAACTTTTCCGCAAAGTAGACATTCCATTAGTTGACCTCCTTCTTGAAGACAATATTTCCCGCAAGGATTTCCCAGTCAATCTTTCCCGCACCTAGCAGAACCGACTGTGGATCAAGGTTGTAACTGTGAGCCACAAACTGAGCCATTCCTTCGTCTTGCCCGCAACTGCTGCACACCTTGCTGGTGTTGTCGTAGCGGGAGAGCGCACCCTTGGATGCGTCAAACGGATTGCTGCACCCGTTGCACTCCTGAATTGCTGTTGTCATCTTTCCTCCTTTATCTTGCTGGGTTTCCTCTCCCAGTCGCTGATGCGAGTATAAACGATAGCGTTCCCTGTGTCAAACCCACCCTTCGGGGCTGGCAGCGTGAGCGTAGTCCGTGACTAGGCTGTCAATCTGCTTCAGCGCCTCTGGCGAAAGCAGCGCCTTGCAGTCAAGGCACGCACAATTCCATGCGTTGTAACACTGCTCGCAGAGCCGCCCGATCTTTTGCTGCATTGTCTCCGCCCCGTCTGTGCCGCATGCGTCGCAGGGGATTGAGAACATTCCTTCCTCAGCCATAAATCAACTCCCCAAAGATCGCGTACTGGATGATGACTTCACCGCCAGTAGCGTCCATGTCAATTTCTCCGTCGCGTGCGTGATACAAGTGCGGGTGCTTGGCAAATGCCAGCGCAAACCCGCGTTCAATATCAGCCTTGCGGATTGAGAACCAATCGTTGACCTCTCGTGTCGGCTCCCCGTTGTCCTCATCCTCCTTGACCTGCACATACACATAATCGTCAGGCAACTCTTTGAGTTTTTCTGCCTTGTACGATCCGTGCGGCGTGTCGTAAGACTTTTCTGGATCTGGCTCGTACCACTCCGTCCACTTGTAATTCTGGCACTCGCCCCAGTAATTGATTCCGCCTTCAATTGCGCAGTGCAAAATGTCGGCAATATCTTTCTGCTCTAGTTGTACCTGTAGAATCTTCACTTTGCTTCCTCCCTAATCTTTACATCCATTCCGCCAAGCGGATGGGTTTTTACTGGAGCCGTACCTGCGTACTGCTCATAAAATGCGTGCCAGACTTCCTCGTCTGACTTTCGCACCCAGATGCTGCACCCTGCGGCAAACACATTGCTGGTCGGATCTGCGACAAGCGCCACCTCAAATGGCAGCGTTCCTTCCTTGTGCATCTCCTGCAACTCTCCGCCAAGGCTGACGATTTGCGTCTGCTCTCCCCAGAGGAAGAGACCGTCAGCAGCCTCAAACCACTCGTCGCCAAGGGTTGTCACTGCGTGACCGCGCCATCCATCAGTCTGAATCCACTTGCGGGTAATCCCAGCGATCTCTTCCTTTTTGAGATCCTCGTAATACTCGCCATCCAGAATCCAATTGGCTGACACCTTCACTGCCGCTGGCTTCTCGCCATTGCGGAAATAGGTGATGGTGCTGGAGTGTTCAATGTCGGACTCAAAGCAGCCCCAGCAGAATTCGCCATTGGCGATGTCTGACCAGCGACCTCCATCCCCGTCATTGTCAATGTCTGATTCGCAGCCCACGCACTTCGTGATTGGCGAATCTACCGTTCCTACTTCTTCCATGTTTCCTCCTCCTCTATACGGTTCCTCAACCGATTGATTGCATCTTAAACTCTAGCGTTGCAGATGTCAATAGTCGTCATCATCCCCATTGAAGAGCCGATTCGCCGCAGCGTAATCGCCAACTGCTTCAAGATCCTTAATGGTCTGAAGTTTATGAGCGATCAGTTCCTGCTCGCCAATTCGGTTCAGCGCCGTGGCGTACTGGTAGCCTTGCGGAAATTTCTCCAGCACCTTGTCAACTGCCGCCCAGCGTGCAGCGCCCGCCTTGCATGAGCCGCAGGGGTATCCATCGCCGCACGCTTCGTGGTGCATGCAGTCATATGGGAAGCAGCATTCCTGCCGATCCTGCTGACTCTGGACATGATCCATAAGGATGTCCGCTTCGGCTTCCGTGAGTTGCTTCCAGTTCTCAGTGAGTTCTGGGGTCTTGACGATTTCTCGTGCTTCGCTTGTCTGCATGTTTCCTCCGATTACTTGACTAGGTTGGCAAGGCGCAAAATCGCCGCCACCTTGTTGACATAATTCCTGTCGCTCAATTGACCCGTGATCCACTGCTTGTGCAGTTCACCGATCTGGAAAGCGATCTCCTCCATCGTTAGCATTGCGTTTCCTCCTCTATGTCGGGCTTCCTCTCCCGATCGCTGCCATCATAAACCCCAGCGTTGGCTGTGTCAAGACTTATTTTTCGGGAAGTGTTACATCCTCTTCCTGAACCTTGATCCTCATTCGGCGGGCGGCAGCCTTGGCTCCGTTGGGCTTGTAGAGGATCTCATCCTCAACCAGCCCGATCTGCTCGCTTGCGTCCAGCCACCGCTTGCCCAGTTTGAATAGGATCTTGTAGAAATCCTTGTCGTGGTTGCTGTTCCAAGCCAGACCGTGAGCGATCTCGTGGAGCAGAATCCTGCGCCCAGTTCCGCCCTTGCTGGGAACTGAGATGTGGCGCTTCGCCCAGCAGACTCCCCCATCTGTTTTGCGGAACTTGATGCTGGTCGGGTGGTAGCCTGTCGTCCTGAAGATCCCCCTGACAACCTTGCCGACCCATTGCAGATGCTCGCTGGAGACATGACCGCCGACCCAAGTTGTTGCGTCGCCTTTGACAAGGAAGATGCTTTGTCGGTGCTGGTCGCAAACCCGCTTGCCGTACCGCAGCCGCTTGCCAGCGGCGCGTTTGCAGCGCGCTTGCAGCAGTCTCCATTGGCAGCGGGGGGCAATTGGCATAAGTCGCATCTTATCCGCTCGCCGTTTCCGTTGTCGCATTACCTTTCGGAACTTTTTGAGTTGATTATTGTGGATGGCACACAGCGCCAGTTTTTGATCTGAATAGTCTGGGTATCCATAGATGCTGACCGTCTGGGTGAACTTGGTCAATCGCTTGCAGCCGTTCTCCCCGTTGTGCAGCAGCCAGAACTGCGGGAGGGGGTGCGCCCCTCCCTGACAAGGGGCGGTCACTTGCGCCCCCTCTTCTTGCGTGGCTTGTAGCACTTGGGGCAGTGGGCAATTAGCCCGCCCGCCTCGTTGCGCTCAACGATTAGGTGTCCGTGGCGCTTGCCGCCGATTGGACACAGATTCCAGAAGTTGAACATCTGGTTCCTCCTTTTTCTGGCGGGTTTCCTCTCCCGCGTCTGACATAAGTATAAAGCATGTCAAGCCACTTGTCAAGTCGTGCGTAAACTGCTAAGATGGTCGGCAAAATAAATCCCCCCCACGGGGCGACCGTGAGGGGGTGAAGCCTGTGGGGGAGGAACGCCCACAAGCAAAGACAATGCCGTCAGGAGGGCTTGGATGCCCCCTTCTGTTCGGCTGATAGGGAGTGTAGCCCATCTCTTGTGAGTTGTGCGTGTTTCTCTTTGTTGGCTGGAATTGCAAAATACGCTTTGCTTCTGGCGGATGCGCTGGCTCGCGCTTCGTCGGTTTTCTGCGCTGTGTTGTGGCGCTCCGCAACAATTAGTCCGCCCTTGATCATTGGGGTAAACGGTCTGAGCGAACAGGCTGGAACTCTGCACACGCCATCGTCTACGCACTCCCTGCAAAACGCGGTGATTGCTGCTTGCATGGAATTAACCTGCGCGTCTGGCTTTTTCTTTTTCCCGATTTTGCGCGACAGTCGGGCGCAATCGTAGGAGCAGTACGAGCGGCGAAGGTTGCTGGCGACAAAAGTCTTCTTGCAGTACGGATTGAGGCACATTCTAGTGCGCGCCTTTACCGTCAAGGATAGAAGTTTTGGCTCGTCGCACATCAGCGAAAGCAGCGAAGCATTTTCTGGGCTGGGCATGACTGACCCAAGTAGCCAGAAATTAATTGTGGTGCGGGTAACTTTTAGTTGGCGCTCTAGTCGCCGCTTGGTAATGCCCCGCTTCCGCATGCTTTCGGAGAGCAGCGCGCCGAACTGCGTTTGGTGGTGATTGGGTGCTGTCATTTCCCAAGTGTCGGTCTGATTTCCCTGATGGATACCTCAATTACGCCCCTGCCCATTGAAGCCAACTGGATGAAAGCGGCGGGGCTTAAATCAATGGCTCGTCGGCTGGTATCTGCCCATTTCTTTGCTTTCAGCGCACGCCATGCTCCGTGGCAATAATCGCGCACAAGCACAGTGACGCATTTTGTTGTGCCAACCCTGCACACCTCAACCCAGTACGGCAAGTCGTAATAGTCAAAACTGCCCACCGCTGCGTACATGACTTTTTCCCCTTTGCTGTACGGATTACAAGAATTCTTGTAGCCACCGTAGCAGAACTTTTTGCCTTGCGGGTGGGTGCTTCCGTACCAAGTAGCCGTGCCTCTCGTTGGGATTCCGTGCTGGGTAAGGGGCGGAGCGTCTGGCGGCGGCACGATAACGCCTGTCACGATGGACAGCGCAAGCAGGGCGGAGATCAAAACTCACCCAAGTAAATCGTTGCGCCCTCTGGGTGGTCTTCGTCCGCGTACATTTTGTGAGCCACTAGGGTTAACACCTGTGCATCGTCGTTCCAAACATGGGCGCTTGTCAAGGCATCAAGCACCGACCGCACCATTTTGTCTAGGTCTGGCTTTACCGTGGGCTTTTCCCGCTTGACTGATTTTGGCTTGTGCAGATAAAACTCAATAACGACGGCGATTGCCCCCAGCATCGGCGGCTTGCCGCCCCACTGATGTCGCGCCTCCCACTCAACCAGCGCCCGCCAAGGCTTTAGGTTTTTGTTGGCGCTCGTGATAATTGGCTTGCCGTTGACAATAAAAGCACGCGATGAGCCTTGCGGCTCAGGCTTACCAAGAACTTTGATCTGGGGCATAAGTCTCTGTCGTTCCTGAGATGTGGCGAATCCACTTCTGCCTGTACAAATCTATAATTTCTAGTTGGTCACCGTGAAACGAGACTGGCGCTGGTCGGATTGTCCTTGCCTTGCGCTGTGTCTTGACCAGCCAGCCGCGATTAATCAGCACCAGAACCCTGCGTTGCGCCGCAGAGACAGTGATCTGCATTGCCTCTGCGATGTCGCGCACGCTGGGGCTGCTGCCAAAAAACATTCGGTACGCACTGATGTAGGCAAAAGTGTTTTCGTACCGAAACTGCTCGTCCGCTCCAAGATCAATCATTGCCTCAACCCCCTTTGGAGTCATCATTGTTGGCAGGTGACCGTCAATGATGTTCATAGCGAATCGGGGAATGCCCGTACCAATTCTGTTTTTACGGGGTAAATGTCAAAGATGTTTTCTTCCCCGCTCTGCAAACGCTTTGTCATCATTGCTGGCACTCCGCGATAGTGAACATCTTCCATCTCATTGATTGTCCAGCGATACAAATTGCCAAACTCGTCTTCAACAATAAACTTGCCGCCAATTGCGTTTTGCTCGCCACTGATTACTCGGACTGCCAACCTATGTGGTTGGCGCGGGTCAAATCTTCCATCTTCCGTAAACTTACCGTGATCGCAGCAATTTCCTTCACTGCAACCAACGCACGCGCACCACTCACAAACCTTAGTGTCGGTCATGACTGCAACCTCCGTAATACGCTCTGGACGCTCTCTGAAGAGCGATAACTCCCCTTGGTTTCTGGCTTTATAACCATGGATGTTTGTCCGTCTGTCTGTCCGTCTGTTCGTTTGTCTGTAGCCACGCTTGAGTCACTCTTATCGGTGACGATTGCGTGACGCTTTCGTGACGCTGGGGTGATTGCATTCATTGGCGGCTGGTATTCATCCCAATTTGAGACAACCCAGCCCCCAGCCATGCCTTGAGAGACAACGCCAAGAGCCTTGAAGCCGTCGGCAATCACATCAATCTCGTTCTGGGCAACATTGATGGCTGGTGAAGAGATCGCAACCCGCAAATCCATGTCGTCACCAATTACACCGTCATTCTGGCAAGCGCGAGCCAAGAGACTGAACCATGCGACTACGCCGTTCGCCCCAAACTCCATGCCAATCCTGCGGATTTTGGTGTTGCTATCCCAATCGCGGTCAACCCGCATCCATTGCCTACTTGCTCTACTCACATCTTCCTCCAAATCGCTTGCTTCTTTTTACATGTGTGGCAGCCGCCAACCCGCAGATTTTCGGCTACCGTTCCCATCCCAATCTGCCCTTCGTGAACAGATTTGCAGCCCTGACACTGCCACATTTCCTTTGGCGGTGCTGGCTGCGCCCCATCCAAGAGGCGATACTGCCACAAGGCGTGGTCTGGTCGCGGGTCGGGGCGCGACTCAATGTGATGCCCCGACTTCCGCAACTCCTCAATCCGCGCTGAGTAACGCGAGCCGCCTACCTCCCAAGAGAGAAGCGCAGAGCCGTAGACCCATTGACCACCCGCATCACGCAAAAGGTCAAGAATCTTTTCGGCTCTGGTTTTCTTCTCCTCACTCAAAACGGAAGGGTTGACAGGTCGGCTTCCTCATCGCGACCGCCCTGTTGCGCCTGATCTTTCTTTCCAGAAGCGACGACAACATCAGTCGCTACGACCTGAATCTTGTGGCGAAGGTTTCCGTTCTTGTCTGTGTAGGTCTGTGGCTCTGGCTTGCCCGTGACCAGCACCTTGCTGCCCTTCTGAGCAAACTTCTCCAAAGCCTCAGCAGTCTTGCCGAAGCAGACCACCTCATACCAAACCGCTTCGGACTGCATGCCCTCATCGGTTTTTACTTGGCGATTGATTGCCACCGAAAGGCGGGCAAACTTTGCGCCCGAAGCCGAAACCTTTACCTCTGGGTCTCGCCCCAGATTTCCCATGATCGTGATGTGTGCGAAATCCATCAGATTTTCCTCTCTGCGCCCTTAGCGAGCGCCCACTTCAACACTTCCTCAGCCTTTTGCTTTGGAATGTTATAGAACGAATCCCAACCACGAGACTGGAGCAACATGTCCTCGTCTACGCCAATCGCAGCAAGTGCGATTCGGATGTCGTTGGAAAGCGCCTCTCCAGCCAACTCCTCTTCCGCATCAAGAGCCGCCGCAACCGCCTCGTCCATCTGGACGCGCTTTACGCCGCCCTTAACGCCAAGCGCCTTGGCAAAGACAGACTCAAAGGTCGGGTCAACAATCTCTGACTTAATGTCATTTGATCCTGTCCGATCCTTGATCACCGTCATCTTGCGCGTGCCAGCGTCAACAAACATCCGCAAAACGGTGTCAAAGAAGTACGGCGTACCCTTTTCCGCATCTGGCTTGCTGCCGATACGCACCATCTGGTCTCCGCGCTTCTCTGTTTCGTCCTTCTCTCGCGCAATTACAATCGTGTGGATCGGCAAATTGATGATTGCCGTCAGCAGCGACTTGTACTGGCGCTTGATACGACCCCAGTCCAGCATCTCAAGGTCTGTCTCCTCAACAATGCCTGTGCCGCGCCCCTTGGCAGCGTTTGCCGCAGCGCGCTTGATCTGGGCAGAATCTTGCAGCGTCTCCCAAATCACCGTCAGCGGGTCAATGACCAGCGTTCCGTATGCCTCTGGGTTTGCGGCGACAAACTCAACCGCAGCCTTGACATCCTTGTAGGTCTTGGTCGGCAGGACATCAAACTCCTGCAAACCGTCACGCCCAGCGTAATGCGCTGTGCCACCTTCGGTGTCAATCACTGCGATCTTCCCCTTGCCCGAAAGCGCAAAGAAAGTCTTGCCAACTCCTGAAGCGCCGTACACCAGCACCTTCATCTTCGGCTCAACATTCTGCGCCTTCTTGAATGGATTTCCTGCCATGTTGCCTCCTTACTCTTGAATGCCGCGCCAAGCAGGGCATTCACTCTTGAAAGCGCAGCCATTGCATGCAAACTGCGCGTTAAACCCCTGAGTCAAGTGCATGTCCAACTCCTTGGCAACCTGACGCGACTTCTCGCGCTTTGCTGCCTCAATCCTAAACGACTCCACCGCCAGCGTTAGCCGTCGGCTGCGTTGCTTGTCATACCAAGGCTTCTTCGCCTTTGGGTTCCACTCCAACACATCCTTCGGTGGGTTCGCATAGATCAGACCGTCAAGCCCGACCATTGGCGGAAGAGACCCGTAGACCTCATAAAGCCCCCAAGCGTAGTAGGTCAACTGGAAGTCCTTGTCGGCGCGGCGCTCTTCCAAGCGTCGCTCGCTGGTCTTCAAGTCAATCACTGACCCGTCGGACAAAATGATGTCTGGGTGCGCGTGATAAGTCACGCCTTCAAATTCCCAGTGCAATTCCACCTGCGTGCCAAACACTTCTGGCATCGTCGGCTGCACCTCTTCTTGCCAGCATTGAACCAGTGCGTTGGCTTTTTCCTTCATTGCATCAAGCGACCAAACCCGCTCTGCGGATGGATCTTCCTCATGCACTGCGGATTCCACTTCCCGCTCAGTTTCGGCTGGTTGCCCAGCGATCAATTTGCAGACCGCCGCGTCAACCGCCTTGCCGACCATTGCTGCCTCCCCCATTTGCGGGCGCTTACCCGTGAGGGCGGCAGCGTTGGACTTCCACTGGCATTCATCCCAAAGTTTGTCGCCCGAATACGAGCGATGACTTGGATCAAAGCAGCGAGACATTAGACTTCCTCTCGCAACGCGACGATCACCTCATAAGTGCCATCGGCGTTTGGTACGCAACGAGACTTCACCGTTACGCCAAGGTTCCTAAATGCCTGAAGCAGAGTTGCGCGCTTTCGCCACGACACTGCTTTGCTTTCTGCTGCAAGCCGAATCGCCTGACCGCTACGGAGCGCCACAAGTGCCGCCTCATAATCAATCAACGCCGTCGTCTTGTTTGAGCGCCAACTAATGTCGCCCAAGTTACTGATAGCCGTGAAGTCTTCCTGCACGGGCTTGAGTGCGAACGCCATGTTCCCCTCTTTTCCCCTATCACGCTGTTGCGTGCGAGCCTTCCTCTAAGATTGCCGTGGCTCTATGGCAATGCAGGGAGTATAAAGGTTCTGTTCGCCTAAGTCAACACCTGTTCTTCTGCTTACCCTACCTGTGGCAATACGGGATTGTCGGTGTCAAGATAAACTACATACTCCGCTGTCACTCCATGCTTGGGGTGGACAAAACGCAGCCCTTGGCTTGGTCGCCCGACCGCTGCCAGTGCCTCCTGCGCGAAGGTGTTGTGGCTCTCTGGGCTGCCGTTGCAGCGCGCAGTCACGCGGTTGAGCGTCACGCGGGTTGGCTGATGCCAGTGACCAAAGTCGGTGTCGTGGAAGACCTCTGGGATGGCTCCCAGCGCCCAGCCGCCAACCTTCTTCATCAAGCCGTACCAAGGGAAGCCCGACCCGCCGCGCAGGTTGTAGCCGTGGAACAGCAGCACCCTGTAGTTTGGGAACACTTCGGCAACGGTGTACCAATGCGACTCGCCCGAACCATCAGGAATGTTGAATGACACGCGCTTCTCATCCTTCAGCAGCAACTGCGTGATTCTGTACGCCATGCGGTCTGCGTTGCTTTCTGGGTTCATGCTCTGGCGAACTGCTCCGCCGATTGCGCCGTGATTGCCGATGACCATGTGAACAGTAATTTTGCCGCTAAAGTTTGCAAGCATCTTTCGGATGAAATTGGTCAGGATGCGCGGAGCATCTAGCACCGTCTGCTGGTACAGCGAACTGTCCAACTGCCACTGCTGGCTAGGAAAGATCAACTCCCCCTCAACGATGTCACCAAGGACAAAAATTTGCAGGTCGTTAACTGGGTGATCTGCTCGCTGAATCTCTGTGAGTTTAATTACCTTGTCTGCGTAAATATCAATACGCTCTTCGCAGATCTGCGAGTTGTACCCTGCGGTCAACTTGCCTAACTGGAAGTCGCCAAGCACCGCGATGGCAGTTTCTGCCTGCTTGTTGCGCTTGTCCGCTTTCGGCGCTTGCACTGGCGGAATAATCATTGCGCTTGCCGCTGACTTTGCGGCGCGGAAAATCGCTTCGGTGTAATCGTCACGATCACGCTTAAGCGAATCGTATTTCTTGAGCGCAGCGTTTAACTGCGTTCGCAACTCGCCCTCAATTTGGGCGCGCTGAATTTCTTCTTCTACTGACACGAGCATTCCCCTTTCCTGTGCCGCGCCACAGATGAAGCGGCAAGTTTTTCGCCAAGAGCAACTGCAACGCCCTTGGCAATTGCAGATGATTCAATGACGGGATTTGCCAGCGCAGCCTTTAGGTCGGCTGCGTCTGCTCCGCTAATCGCGGTCAACACGCGGCGAACGCCGCAAATTGATTTGCTCACCGCTGGGCGAGCAGCATTAATTGCGTCTAGTAACGCCATCCCCTAGTTCCCCCTTTTTTGCTTTACTTCTTGGCTCCGACTCCATATTCGCCGCCAGCCTGTAGATACCGTAGCAGAACCTGAATACCTGCTGCAATACCTGCCGCAGACAATGCCTTAAGTGCCTCAGTGTCAAGGCTCCAGATGTCAATTCCCATCCCTAGCCAAAGAGCAAGGGTGGTTGAGAGTGCGGTGCGCAGTACATCCTGCAAGGCTGCTGTAATTTGCTTGGTGTTCATAATGTTCCTTTCGTTTTTTTAATAGCCTTTTGGCTTTGGCTTTGGCTTTGGCATAGGTCGCTTACCCATTTTGTCCAGCCTTTCTTACTTCTTACGCAATTTTGCTTGCAATTCAGAAACCCGCTTCCAGAGAGCGCGCTGCGCTGCCCCCCACGGCGTTCGCTTGATTTCTGTCAGCGTTGAAGCCAATTCTGCCTTAACTGCCTGTGTTTGTGCGGTTTTGACCACAATCGGGGCTGTCTTTATAGGCGCTACGGGCTTGCTCGCCGCTACGGGCTTCTGAGGCGGCTTTACGGGCGTTTTGGCGGCTGGTTTTGCGGCGTACACCGCAATCCAGATCGGGGTCTTCTTGATCAGGGTTTTAGAGTGCGCAATGCCGTGCGCCTCCTTCTCCGAAATGCCCTTGCCGTAGACCTCTTTGCCCTTGCCGCTCATCGTCGGGTCGGCGTACTCCCACTCGCCACCGTCGCACGCCAAAACACACCAGTGACCATAGGGCGGCTTGCCCTTTGCGCGCTTTTTCTGCCACTCCGACCACACGCGCTCAGGGATACCCAGCGGGGCTTCTACATTTGTGACAATTGCCGCGCCAGCAATAGCGGCGCGCTTTGCGGCATCCCAAGTAGTTACCCACTGGGCATACCCGCCCAACTGCTTGACTGTGCCAATGAGTTCCTTGGCGCTAGTGCCGTTTCCTGCCCCGTCAACATCGTTGCGACCTGCGCGCTTTCCTGCATCCCAAGATTGCTGCGGGGTCACCGTGATTGCGCCCTTGCTTGCATACTGCAACGCCATTCCTGCGCTAGTTACGCCGCAATCGTCCATCCAGTTGTCGGTCGTCGTTTTAGTGGATTTGCCCTCAATGAGCGTCGTTTGCGTTACTACTTTGATTGGCATTCGTTGCTACTTTCCCTGCCCGTTCATGTACGCCAAGAATCCGCCAAGTCCGCTGATCCCAAGCAGGGCAATAACAAATTTTGCAAGGCGATACGCGCCACGAGTTTCCGCCATCTCCACCTTGATGTCGGCTAAATCCCTCTCAATGCGCTCTAGGCGCTTGAGAATTTCGGTGCTGTCTTTTGTTGTCATTTGTCAATTGTAACAGAAGGCAATGGTGCATCCTGAATTTCGTATTGACCAACTCCCATTCTTCGGACAATCTTTCCAAGCGACAGATCGTCAATTGGGCATTGATCTCGTGAAGTCAGCACCTCAAAAAACATGTCGTTTCCCGTGCTGTAGCCGTCAAGTGCAGCAATTGGAAGTCCAATAATTGATTCAACAATTCCATCTGAAGAGTAAATTGCCAATTCAACAGTTTCAGTGGTCATAACTTATCCAATCCCCACCATGACCATGGCTTGCCGCGACGAAGTGGTCGCCGCAGTACCTGCATTATAAATGCGGATAGTTGCTGAAGTTGCAGTCCTAGACCAGACAGTCGCCACCAAGTTCGCGCTTGTTGATGCCGAATGATACACGGAGGCAATAACTACTGTCGGCGTAGACCCAGTAGATGTATAGGTTACGGTGTGATCTTGGAACCCGTTAGCCGCAATGCTTGTTGTGCTTGCGGTAGAAACTGCGGTTCGCACATAGGATGGCAGGTTTGAGCCGTTGATGGCTCCAGTCGCAGTAATGTTTGTTGTTGCCGTAATTGCCCCAGTAACGGCTACGGTGTCGTTAAATGTGAAGTTGCTACCGCTCCAGCCCATGAATGAACTTCCTTGCGCTGGGTAGAATCCGTTAGCAACAAGTGCTGTGTAGGCGCTGCCGTCAGAGTTGTAAACGCCTACAGAAGTGTTGCCAGCAGTCGCGCTGAACGGTCGGATAGATCCGCCGCTACCGTTTTTAAAGATAATTCCGCCCTGCGTGCTTGAGGTGCTAAGACCAAGTTGAAAATCTCCGCTGGTAGCAACCGTACTTGTTCCGTCTGGGGAATAAAGATTTCCACCGCCCTTGTATCTTGGGGAGTTAGTTCCACCAGCAGATGTAAGAAATCCGATTTCTCCGTCAGCAAGTGTTGCGGTAGATCCCTTGCCAAGTTTTGTGAGGCTTGATCCAAGCGCAAGGCTTCCTGTTCCAATTGCACCTGCCTTTGTGTCGTTTTGGTACACGAACAATCCAGATGGAGCCACAACAGAAAGGCGTTTTCCGCCAGTTGCAGTTCCGCCAGTAATTGCGCCGATTGCCAAGTAATAATTGATAACAAAAGAGTTTGTTGCTGTAGAAATAATTTGCGCTGGCAAATCTTGAGTAATGGCGTTAAGCGTTGCTGCTCCAGCGCCAGTCGCTCCCGTAAACCAAACAAACTGACCAGCCGCAAATGGGTGGGCTGTTGCGTTAATTGTGCAGTTAGCGTTGGCTGCTGCGCCAGCAGATGTAATTCCAGTGACTGATTTTGTCAGGCTATTTGATGTATCGGCAACAACTCGGAATTGCGCGCTGGTAATGTTGTCGCTTGGGCGAGCATAAATAAATCCGCTCACTTCGTTGCCCGCCGAATTTGATGTTGATGTTGTTGATCCAATCGTTAAATCTTTTGCGGTAACTGATCCAGTGTTGCTCACCGTAAAGTTTGTTGAGGTGATTGCATTTGCGTCAAACAAAGCGTCAATGGTTAGCGAGCCAGTTTGAATGTTGCTGGCGTTGATGTTGTCTACGGTAATAACGCTGGCATCAATTGTTCCCGCAAAAATTGCGTCGGCGGTAAGGATTCCGTGCTGGAACTGCCCGATGTCTGTTGCGTCGGCAAGAATTGTTGCGGCGGTGGCGGCTGACCACGAAGAAACACCGTCGCTGCGGTACAGCGTCGGCTTGGCAATATGCGGATCTCCGCCATCTGGCTTGAGCATGACTAGCGTTCCTTCTGGGAACTCTTCTGCATACACAGTAAGATCTGGCAGGTTTTGAGCAACAGTTAGCGTGCTGTTCTTTTTAATAATGGAGATTGGCGTGTTGGCGGCTGGCATGGAGGAAGGAGCCTCAACTGCTGCCGCAACGCCAGTCACCTGTGGGTCGCTAAGAAGCCGACCAGATGCAACGAACTCGCTCTTCTGCAAGTTGTGTTCAAACGCTGTTGACCCTAGGCGCGGCTTTCCTGTGCCAATAAGCGCGGAGCCAACAGTTGCGAGTGCCGAAGCAAGGTTTCCTTTTTGCGAGCCAAACTGAATCTCGTAGACAATTTCGCCGTTGCCGAACGGCAGAATTGAAAGCCCCTCAATGCGGTTAATGGTAATTTGCCGTGCCGCTGGCATGCGCGATAGTTCAAAGATTTGGTAGGTTCCTGCCACTGGAACGGTGTAGCCAAGCCTGTCCGAAGAAATTGTGTAGGTTCCTTCGCGCACTGGCATCGCGGATTCAGAAAAGATTGCATCGGCTGCCCGATCCGCAGCCCCGCTGGAGGTTACAGAAGAGTCGTCAGTGAACGAGCCGTACACCCTGCCGAAATATGCAAGCGATGGGGCATACTCGCGATACCAAGTTGTGTAGTTCTTGCTCCCCTTTTTGGTTTCCCCGCCCTTGATTGCTACCGCGTTAATAATGGCGCTTGCGTCAAGCGACTCTTCGTAGTTCATTGGGGCAAATGTAGTTGTGTTGTCTGGGTTGTCACTGATGCCAAACGATGCAGTTTCTGCAATCAGTTGCAGGTTGTCGTAGTACACGCTTCCGCCTGTTGTTGCGGAGTGTGAAAGTCGGATTTCAACATGTGTAGCCGTCGCTGGGGCTGTCACAACTTTCTCTACGCGAACCCACGAACCAACAGTTGTGGTTGAAATGGTCGTTGTCGGAGACAGGTTTGCGCCACCAGAAGATGCGCGGAAGTTTATATAAATTCTTGCCCTATCGTTTAAAAGGTTTTTGATTGCTCCAGAAAAATAGTATCGCTTGCCCGCAGTAATGCCGCTAATTTCCTGCCACGCAGACTCACTGCTGCTGTCAATTTTCATTCCATAGTCTGCTTCGGAGCCGCTAATTGTTGCGCCAGACCCGTCGGTGTTTTGCCCAGCAATGCGTTCTCTTGTTGGGGTTCCTACATAAGTCCAACTTGTTGCTGTTGTTGCTGTGCCGACTGGAAGTTGAAACTCCCAGTTTGCAATCATGTTGATGTCTTTACCAACGCGGGAAATGTTTAGGTCTCCGTTTGTATCCACCCAGAACTGCATTTTTGAGGAGTAGTAAACCTTGCAGAAAGTCTCCAACGCTTCGCGAAGGGTTTTCCCCCCATACCATTGTGTCAATGTAATGGCTGTTCCAGATTGATAAATTTTGGATGCGTTGTAGTTGATTGGGGAGGCTCCCTCAGAGGCAGTGCTGTTTGAAAGCAGCCACTGAATTTCTGCACCTTTTGTGCGTGATCCAGTTCTGTTTGCGTCCTTGTTGCGGTACGCCTTCTGATCCAGAAGCGCGTTGGCGCTTTGGCAGTCCACAGTGAGAAGGTTTGCAGCGCCATCAAATGCCCAATCAATGTTCCCGACATAGCCGCGCCAAACTGTTGTTGCCACAGGTGCGCTTGGGGAAATAGTCACCGTCGCTGTGACAATTACAAGAGATCCAGCCTTGACATCAATCGTCTTTGTCTCGTCTCGCAAGTCAAATGAACAAGTGGTGATGGTGTCTCGCGAGCCGACCTCCGCAGTGAAGGTCTCCATCAAGATTTTGCTGGTTAGGTCAACCCCGCCGACCGTAACCGACATTACTGCTGCCATTTATGAAACCGTTGGCGTTGAAGAGCCGTTCCTGAGACCGCCGCGTAGCCGCACTTGCGTGCTAAGGCGCTCTGACAGCCGCCGAATGTCTTCGTCTTTCCTGATGCTTTGTGGCTGGAAGTTGTTATTAATGACTACGGAGCCTGACTGCCCGCCGCCCATCAAGCCGCCCGCGCTTGGCGCTGCATCAAATGCTGGTCGCGTAGCGGAAACAGCCATTGCTGCGCTCTGTCGCAAAGCAACGCCAGCGCGTCGCATACCGTCACCAAAGGCGTTGATGGTTCGCTCGCCCCAAGAGTCAATATTGTGCAGCGGAGAGTGTTGCGTTGGCGGAGACTTTGCCTCAACAACAGGCACGAGACCGCGAATTACGCCATCAAGAGTTGTTCTTGCGTAATCGCCGCCCAACAGCATGCCATCAGCGTAGGAGTTCATTGTGCGCTCTCCGTAGCGGAAGAAATTCATTTCTGTTTGCAGTTGTAGAGCCTCAGCAGCCTCTTGCTGCGCGGCGTACATCTCGTTCATTGCATTCTCTGCAACAAGCGTGTATGCAGCACCGTATTCCATCTCGCCCTCAACAGCAGTGTTAAGCACGCCGTTCTCAAGCGCAAAGAGTCGCTCTTCGGCAGTTCGCTTTGCAGCAATAGCGGCGGCAACAATTTCCTGATTGCTGCTTGCAAGAGCGTCAGCCAATTCCTTGCCGTTAAGGAACGCTTTAATGTCTTTCTTTTCTTTTGCTGGATCAACAGCGTTTTTAATTGCGTCTGCCAAAAAATCTCGTGCGGCTGTTACGGACTCACGACCGTCACGCAGCGATTTTGCGACACCGCTCATGATTCCGCTTGTCGCCATAAGCGTTTGAACTTTTGCGCTTTCTGCGCCTTCTGGAAGCGCAGCGAAGTAATCCTTTGCGGTCTCTTCCATGGCTGGGAACGCTTTGTCAATAATCGCTCGCGCACCCTCAACAGTCGCCCTAACTGTCTTTTCTCCCTCTTTTCCAATGTCGCCAACCGCTTTTGCGGCAGTCTTTACTGTGTCCTTAATCGCCCCAGACATATCTTCTGTTTCTTGCGGCAGTTCTACGCCAAGGAAGTCAAGGAACCAACCAACGGCATCAATCACTGGCTTAATAAAGCCCATGATTCCCTCAAAGATTCCCTTGAAAATGCTGCCCACAATGTCAATGATCGTTCCAAGGATGTTGAACTGCTCGTTAAGGTCAACAATAAATTTAATAATTCCGCCAATCACACCAGCAACAAATCCAATAATGCTTCCAAGGATTGCCCACCAAGTTGGCAGTGGCGAGTCGGCAATAAACAGCAGGACATTTACTGCCAATTCCTGTAGGAACCCGACAAATGCCCCGATTCCTTGAGAGACTGCATCAACAGCCGTAGAGACAACCCCAAAGTTGTCTTCTAGCAGCATCAAGACCCCGCCGACTGCAACGCCTATTGCGATAAATGGTGCTGCCGCAGCAACCGCCAGTACGAGTGGAGAAACAAACGCCCACGCAGCCGCAGCAGCCGCGCCAAATCCGCCAGCAGCAACAATTAGCGCAACCGTAACGCCAATCAAAATCGCTGGCATTTGCGTGCCTAGAATCTTAATGAGCGGAACAAGCACTTCCATGAAACTGACACCCAACTGCGTTAGCGTCAGGAATACTGGCACAAGCGCCTCACCAGCATCACGCTGCAAGTCAGCCATTGCCGCCGATGCGATTCGTTGCTGGTTTGCCAAGCCGCCTTGCGTTCGCGCAAAGTCTCCCACCGTCAGGTCAAGTTGTTCTGTCATGACCTTGAATCGCGCCATTACCTTGTCCTGCGCGCTGATTTCTGATTTAGTGTCGGCAAGCCCCATCTCAAGTGCTTTTTCCGCGACGATCAATTCGTTTAACTGCACGCCGACTGTACGCATTGGCAAGTATTCGCCAACGAGACCAGAACGCAATTTGGCAAGCGCCTCGTCCATCTCAATGTTGTTGAACGACGAGATGTCAGAAGCAAGTTGCAAGGTTGCCAGCGACATGTTTGCCGATTCCTCTTCGGTCAACTTCATGGCGCGGAACAGGTTTGCGTACTCTGAACCCATCTTCAGCACTTGGTTGGCTGAAAGACCCATTGTTTCTGCGCCAATCTCAGCCGCGTCAAGAAGGACATGTGCATGCTCGCCAAGCACTGTGTTGGTTTTGGTCAGAGATTCTTGCCAGTCGCGGCTGGCGTTGACCATTGGCGTAATCATTGCCGTGGCTGTCTGGATTGCCCACGCAACAGACTGGAGGTTTTGCAGCGCAAAGAATGCCTTTTGCGCCATGCCCATTTGAGCGCCCGCAAGGGCGTTGACTGGGGCAACCGCAGCGCCAGTGGACTTGGCAAGGTTAGTAACTGCGCCCTGTACCCGACCCAATTCCTTGGACGCTAAGTCACGCGCTGTTACATCAATGCCAATCTGTTCACGCATTGACTACCGACCAGCCTTTCTCGCCGCTTCGTTTTCGGCTTTTCTTTTTGCCGAAAGGTACGCGAGCGCACGCTCTACGAACCAGTGCGGCGCTTCGCTGACATCATCATACGACCAGCCGAACTCTTCGCATAGTAAAACATCTGAGAACCACTGAGGCTGATTAGAAGTCTTTCCGTTGAACAGTGCCGCCAAATCGCGGCTTAGGCTTCCCCCAGCGTTTCACCCTTTTTGCCCTTTTTACCGTCAGCATCTGGGTTTACTTCTGAGAGCAACTTTGGCGACTCCTTGCCAATCTCGCCCATCAAGAACTGGTACACAGGGTTTGGAATCCCGTCCAGCAACTCTTCGCCGCCCTGCGGAGACCATGGAACAAGGTTGCCAACTTCGTCAAAGACACGCCAGTCAACGATCCCGCCGATAATTCGCGCCTTCAGCGCGGCAGCGGTATTCCATTCCATTTCGCCAAGTGAGCCGCCCTTGTCAATGCGAGCATTGCTTCCTGCGGCGATCATTCCCTGAACGACACCGTGCGGCAGGACTCCCCAGAAGGTGATGCTTTCACCCTCAGCGAGCCACTCTTCTGGCTTTACTGTTTCTGGCTTGTCCGCCATCGTAATTGTCCTTGTGTCCGCCGAACGACGAACAGCAAGATTCCTAAACGATCCCATAGAACTCCCCTTTCCCTAACGACTAGCCCCCAGCCCACATAGGCTGGGGTGCTGGTCTTTTTTATTACGACGCTGTGGTGAAGTTTGTCGCGGTGTAAAGCGTGACAACTGCCAACGAAGCGTCTGAAGAATTGTAAAGAGCCTTGCCCTTTACCGTGATCTCTGGAAGATCCGAACCCGTGTCAATCTCCGCGTCCTCAATAAACGCAGTGCCAATCTTCAGTCGCAGGGTTGGAGCGGCGGCTGGCGTACCAATCGTCGTGCCATCCGTAAGCGTGAAGAGGATTTCCAGCGAATCCGTTGCTGCGGTGCGGTACTTGTCGTACTCGCCAACGCTGGCAAAGTCGCAGGTAAGGTCAAACTCAACCATGCGCGCACCCGTTGAGAAGGTATTTGGGTCAACCGAATTGTTTACCGTGAACAGAGGCTTTCGGTTTCGCGTGAAGTTGATTGAACCCTTCTTCAACTTTGCATACGAACCAAGAGCAACGCCGTTGAATGCAACCTGACCCTTCCAAGCAACAAACGGATTGATTGTTGAGTTGGTAAATGTTGGGGCTGAACCAAGCGCGCTGCGCGTCAAGCCAAAGCCGTTGACATTGTAGGTAAGCGTGCCTTCAGCCTCAAAGGTGAAGCCCATCTTGTCTACAACTGCGTCTTTAATCTGGTACGCCTCTGTTGCGCGTCGTGGCTGCGTCGTCTCTAGCGTTAAAGCATTTGGAGCATCTGCGAACTTGAACACCGAACTAAAGGCGCTACCAGCGGCGGTGTTGGTTGGCGTTCCCATTGCGTTAGAAAGCCAGTAGCCAACTGTGTCGTGGTAGACCGCGCTGTCGCCAACCGTCCACTCTTCGTAAGAAACGCCATCGCGCTTCGTAAAGTGGATGTCTTGACCGCTGCGAACTTCCTCAATGGCAACATTTGCCTTGACAAGTTTGGATGAGAAATCTGCCGCTACCGTAGCGAGCGTAGCCGCTGCCGTGCCAACGGCAGACTGGCGACCAACTTTTACTCCAATGCTCACTTGACACCTTCCTTCGCTGTATCAGCGACGACTGGAGCAGCCTTAAACGGCTTCTCCTCTTCATAAAGACCAGTTGCGATCAGCGCATCCGCTTCTCGCTCAGTCACAACAATAACACCAGCGGCGGGGTAGCCGACCACAAAGTCGCCCTTGCCAATATAACGAACGCTCTTTACTGCTTCAGACATGTTTACTCCTAAGTTGTGGTCAGGGATTCAACAACCTTTACGACGACCCTGATCTCGGCATAATGGCACATAATGTCGCCAATCATGACGGGCGACGCATCGTTTGGCAGATCAATAGTAATCGGGTCGTGATCAAGCGCCGTTCCGCCCAGCGAGCGGGCGCTGTCAATTGCAGTTGCCGCCGATTCAAGCAGGTCTCTAAAGGTTCCATCGCTGGACGGGTGCGCCCAAGACATGTGGAATCGGATGATGTAGTTAATCCTTCGGATGGTTTTGACCGACCCGATCCCGATTGATTCGTACCTGCGATCTTCGCCTTCGTACTGGATTGTCCACGCTCGTACTTGTCGCTGCCCCCCAATAACCACCGTCAGCGTCGTTACAAACTGCGCCCAGTCATTCTTTGGAAACGGCTGGTAGTCGTAAACAACGCCAGAGTTAGTAACGCTTTCAATCGCTGTCTTTAGCGCGGAAGCCTGATTTGCAATAACGCCCATGATTACCCCTTCCTTGAAACTGTAGCCATTTGGTTCATTTCTGGGTTTCGCAGCACTCGCGACGCGGCAGCCTTCATGTGCGTCTCCGCCATGGTTTGATGCTGCATCACTGTTTTCTTATTGTACATTTGCGCTCTTGTGCCGTTCTGGGCAATCTTTCGCCCGACAAGGTAGGCAACGCTGTTGATCTCTTTTGCGCCCCTGACCCGCAAAACCCTGCGAACCCAAGTACGCATTGCCTCAACTGGCGGAAACTTACCTGCACCGCGCCCGTACTCAACAAATTGTGCGTAGAGCGAAGCGCCACCAGTCGCGCCCATCGTTGAAGTCACTTCCCAAGTCGTGCGACCGTGAGTGTTGACAAAATTGAACCTAGGCGGCGTGAACAGCGTTGAGTTTCGCAGCAAAGCAGTTGATCCGACTGGCGTGTTGCGTACAAGTTTTGGGTAAAGATAGACAACCCCAGCCTTGGCTGCTTCGTACTGTGCCGCTTGGATTAGTTGCGGGGTGTACTTCTTCCGAAAGCCAGTGATGTCGCGAAAAACAATCTGGATGCGACCAGCAAAACTCATCGGGTCATTTTTCGGTGGAATAGGTAGTCGCGGCTTGGGTCTGGCTGCGAATCCCAGTTAATCCAGTTAGATGCGTGCGGCTTCTCGCCCTCAGCAATGCCCAAGCCATCGCGGTATCGCTTCATGTACATATCGGCAATGTCCGCCCATTCCTTGCTCTTGCTTCCGTAGTCTGTGGTGTCTGCGCCAAGGATCGGCTCGTGCGCTCGTGCGTACTTGTTGCCAATATCTCCCGCGCACATAGAAACAACCAGATCCACAACCGCAAAATGGTCGTGATCAAGAACGGTTGTGCTTGCGGCAGTCGCGGAATAAGTTCTGTGCGTTGTATATGACAGGCGAAGGATGTCGCCAGATGTCGGCGCAACTCGCGTCCAGCGAAGCCGTAGCGCAGAAGCGTTTCCAGCGCCCTGAACAATTAGGTAGTCGCGGTCGTCAACCCACTGTGGCGGAATGTGATCAATTGGCGACTCAAGATGCACGATGCTGCTAAAGCCATCGGTGAAGTCGTTTGGCAGATTAAGGTAAATCGTGCCGTCAGCCGTGAGTGAAGTGATTTTCTCCATCGGGCGGTCGTGCGAATATCGGTAAGTTGCCTTGGTGATGTTCTCTGTGATCTCTGAGTCCGAAAGGAGCCGCGCATCTGCCGTAGCAGTCGTATCACGCAGGACTGCCTTGGCAGAAGCCAAAACATTTGCCGTTGAATACGATCCCATGTGCGCCATATTTTCTCCTTTGGACTTCAGGCGACGACAACGCTAGGGGTATCGTTGCCGCCGCCCGAAGATGAATGAGGGAGTCGGGTCTCGCCCGACTCCCTCATAGTTTACCCCTAACTCGTGCCTAATTAGGCGACGATGTTGCCCTGAAGACCACGGTAATCAAGGACTGCACCACCATAAATGTGGCGAACCTTGTAAGTGATCTTGTCGTTGCTGAACATTGAGCCGTTCGTTGGCTCGTCCTGCACGAACAGTTCAGGCTCTTCGCGTCCGTTGAGGAAGCCGATCTCAATTGTCGGAACATCCATTGGGGAAGCGGAGAGGAACCAGTTGTTTGTGTCTGTCCAGTACGGAACGCTGACTACCTCAAGCCCGTAGGTTCGGGTGTAGTTTGCGTCCGACGGAGCAGCAACGCCAGCGCCCGAAGGCAGGACGATGCTGTTCAAGACAGTGAACACATCATGCTCAAGGTCAACTGGAACAATCAGGTAGCGTGGCGTAATGCCAAGGCGCTTGCTGTTGCTCATGTCGGCTTGCTTCAGCATCTGAAGGCGAGCATTCTTGAGAGCCGTGGCGCTGAACGCCGTCGTTCCAAGGTTGCTGTGTCCAGCGACGAAGAGGGCAGTGCCGTCATAAATGTTGGCATTGTCCTTGTAGAAGTCAAACACAAACTCGTGAAGTGTCTGAGCGGCAGCCCGTCCAAGTCGGCGCGGAATGTCGCGGATTGCGCCAAGGTCGTCGTTCACGATCATTTCCATCGTGATGACCTCAGTGCCACCCTTCTTGCTTGGCGCGTAGGTTGCCTCTTCGTCCGTTGGGCTGGTGAGAGCGCCGTAGGCGCTGCCCTCAGTCACCGTGGAGAGGTTGTTATACCCACCGAAGCGCACGCGGCGCTGCGTTCGCATGTCGTTAACCGAACCAACGGTTACCAACTTGCGCCACTGGTCAAGGTTTGGCTGGTTGTAGAAGTCCAACAGGCGGCGGGTGATGGAGTCACCAAGGATCTCTGCAAATGACGAGGACGAAAGTGCCTCTGTCAAGCGCGAGCCTTCCTGAATCTTGCCCGTGAAGGAGCGGTCGCCCGAAAGGTCAACATAGAGACCCTTGATGGACTGGTTGCTCTTGCCCGCAAGGATGTTATACACCCCTTCGGTCACGCGCTCCTGCTCGGACTTGACATCGGTCGCAACAGCGCCAGCGTCAACAACGGCAGGTGTGGTTAGGTCAGCAACATAGTCGGCTTCCGACTTAATCGCTGCATCAATCTGCTGCTCGTCAAGCACCTTGCCCTCAGTCGTCTCCCGAACGCGCTTCTTTGCGCTGTCTGGAAGGGTGACACCAGCAAGGCGAGCCTCAACGAGAGCCTTCGTCAAAATCGCGCCGACCTTTTCGGTCACGACCTCAACAGTAGGGGTCTCCGTCTGGTTCTCCACTGTTCCGTTCTCCTTCTGCGCTTTGAGCGCATCAACTGCCTCTGCGAGCAACTGCTCGTAGAGATCTAGTCGCACCCGCTTGAGTTCTTCAGGCAGGACGACACCTTCAGCGATAAAGCGAATTGCTTCATCCCTGTTCATAGTAACCCAATCAACTTGTGGCATTGCTTCAGCACTTGCTACCAAGCGCATAGGCATACCACCCGCAGCAGGGTTGACAACGACATCAACACTTTCAATCGTGTTGATCTTCGTTACATCAATGTATTGCTGGCGCGCTTCTCGCACTACGGATGTTTCACCGTCACCAACAATAGAGAAGCCCACAAGGTCTGGCTTTCCGCGCTTGATAGCGTCCGCCATCATTGATCGGAGCCATGGGGCTGCTTCTGAAATGTGGAAATTGGCAGCAACGCCAGAAACTCGCTGATTCTTCTTGGTTGGATGCGGAGCATCCTGAACCCAGCGAGCGCCTGTGTACCAGCCGACGAGCGACTTTACGCCGCGCTCTTCTGGGTTGTGGTCAACGCCCTTACCAGCAAAGGCACGCGCCCCCTCAAAAAGCGGAACTGATTCCCGCAGAACTGCTTCTGAATACCGCCGTCGGTTTTTGCTCATGCCAGCCTGAATCAACAAAACATCAATGACGCTTCCCGTTGGCTCAACTGATTCCATGATGAGACCTTCGGCTTCGTCGCCGTTTGGAATCTCAATCTCCGCTTCCTCTGGGGCGGCGGGAGCAACTTCCGTGGTCTCTGGGGCGATTTCTACAGTCTCTGGTGCTGGCTCGCCCTCAACGGCGACCGTCAACTCTTCAATTTCTGGCATTCATTCAGTCCTTTTCTTCAGTCTCGGACTCTTTGATAGCAGCCCTGATGTTTAGTTTACATCCACCCTGCGGTCTAATTACGCCCTCAACGATCTCGCAACCATTTGGGCTGACCCAGAACGCGCAGTTAGAACACATGCGACCTTCGTAGGCGTAAGGCGATTCAGTGACATAATTTGCCCCGTCAGTTCCCTTTTGCGTCCACTTCCCGTGCCGCTTGGCGATGGTCTCGTAAGCGTCGTACAAAGCGTTTGCATGCGGAGGCAGCACCATGTTTGCTTCAGCCAATTTGATGTCGTCATCGCCCATTGGGATTTCTTCCCCGACAAAATCGGCTGCGCTTGCTGGGTAAATACTCTGAAGAGCGGCGCTTTTTTCGGATGGCTCTGCTGGAATGTCAATGACCTCATCTTCTGGGGTTTCAGCAACCTCTGCAACGATGTCATCCCAATACTGCGATGCCTGTGGGTTCCTTCGCAGCACATCGGAATTCTGCTTTTCGCAACCGCAAAGCACCTCAACCCACATGGAAATAAGATCTGGGTAATCAACTGGCGCAAGTGCTGTTCCAATTGACTCCTCGTCTACCGCTTCGGTAATAGCCTCGTCAAGAGCCTGAAGCCGCTCCTCATTGGTCAAAATTCTCCTGTCGCCCTCTGGCGTAACCTGCCCTCGTTTAATGACGCGATCCTTAACCCCCCTGCCTTCTGGGGTTTCTACAAATTGTCCAGTTTTTGCATCCCAAGTTGCAGCGACTACATATTTGAAAAGCGGCTGGTCTGGCTGACCAGTCTCCCTGTAAACACCTTGCTTTCCCGTTTTGGGGTCAATAACGGGTACGCGCTCAATGACAACCAACCTATCCCAAGCGGGCGGCTTGCGATTAATACCCTGAACAATTGCGGCGTTGGATTTCACATGTCCATCAGTGATCACCGCGTCTGGAACACTTCTCTTTAGCGGAACCTTTGTTCCGTCTGTTGTTTTAATCTCAACTTCTTTTTTGTTCCTTGTCCTCACTGTGCCGCGAATACCGTCGGTTGGCGATGTGCCGATTCTTGTGGTGATAAACACGCCAACGGTTTCGTGACCAGATCCCTGTGCGCCGTCGTAGATTCCTTTTCGCTTTCCATCAGACCCGTCGCCAGTGCCATCAAAAATAATGTCCGATTTCCTCGCAAGCCCCACCTCTAGGGCGCGCTGCGCGACGACGCTAGACTCCTCATGCACTCTTGCTGCGGCTGTTACTTTTGTCCTTTTGCCAGTAGTGTCTGTGACAATTCGGTCGGCGCGAGCCTCTCCATCTGCCCCCCAAATGCCATGTTTTGCGTGGTCAGAGTTAATCGTGGCTGCTGTTCCCGTCGGGCGCAGTGTTGTTGTGCCGTCTTCGTTTTGCTTTAATGCTGGCTGGGGAATGCGAATCCCAGCATCATCAAGCGCCCGCCGCATCTGCACGCCGTCTGGGTCTGTTTCGTCTGCAAGTTTCTTAAGAACTGTTGTTTTTCCAGATCCGCCACCGCCGCCCATGATGACAAGCGTTGGCTTTCCGTCTTCGCGGACAACGCCGCGATCCTTGACCAGTTCTGGCGTAAGAGTTTGCTGCGATACCAATTTGGTATGAAGCAGTTCTCGCGGCGCAGTAAGTTGACCGTCTGCGGTCGTGTGCATGCTTAATGTGCCTTTTGGCTCCGTGGTCTTTAGCGAAGCAACAGAAGATGCCTTTGCTGCTGGCAAAGAGCCTAGTTCAAGCGTTTGAATTTGCCCAGCGGTGCTTGGCGAAGTGGGAGTGCTTGGCTCAGTAGAGACAATATCAATCCGCTTTGCCTGAAAAAGCGTTGGGTCTTGATATTCCTTGGGGTCGCTTGCGCCGCCACCACCGCCGCTGCTACCCGTGCTGCCAAATCGCCCCCTGCGATCTCGCGGCTGCCCAGCGGCATACTCCAGCAGAATCTTGTCAACGACTGACTCCGCAGCCTCGCGAACCTTGTTGGTCATTTTTGGCGCTACGGCTTGAGCGCCTTGTCCAGTTCCTCCAACTGGGGGTCGCGTGGGCGCGGCTGAAGACTGGCTGCGATCTGCTCCCAGAGCGCCTCCGCTACCTTTCGTCGTTCCTCTGCCGTCATTTCCTTGAGGTTCTCTGGAACCTTGAGGATTACGGGCTTCTCCGATTCGTCCATCACCACCTGTAGGAATCTCCTTAAATGTTCTCAGATTAAAAATACTGATCTGGTTGCGATCTCGTCCTGCCCTTAGCGCAACGCTTCTTGCGTTGGCTGGAAATACTTCCGTCACATCTAAGAATACACGACCAGTCTTAACTTCGTGCCAAATCCCTAAGTGCATTTGCGGCTTCTCAAAAGCCGCCGCGTTCTTTTGCAGGAAGTTGTCAACCATGACAACCCCCTTGCCCCTGTCAAAGAAGTCTGACGCTTGATGGATTTCCCCAGCCACGCCCGTTGCAACTGCGTAGCCGCTCTTGGGCTGCTGCCCTGTCAAAATTACTGCGTCGTCGCCAATTTCGTTAATTGTTACGCCCGCTGGGATGGTTGCTCCACCAACCGCCCCTGTCTGGGCAACTGCCGCCGCAGGGTCAACCACACCCCCACCGCCGCCACCGCCGCCAGTGCCTGAAAATCTGCCCTTGCGATCCCTTGGTTGCCCAGCCGCATACTCCAGCAACGCCGCCTCAGCCACCAGCGCCGTAGCGCCGACAGAAACGACAATTGCCTCTAGGTCTTCAACAAACTTTTCTTCCATTAGTCTGGGATCACCGTCAACTGAACCAAAACGCTGCCCTCCCTGTCTCCGCGAGTAATTTTATTGACCTTAAATCGCGTGTTTGGTGGCAAAAGCACTTCGCTCTCCCTGTTTTGACGAAGCCAAGTTCCTCGTGGGAAATTAGCGCGGGTGTGTTCAAAGTTTAGCGCCCTGCTTCCTTTTGGAATCGTAATTGAAACCATGACGCTGGTAGAGAAGTTTAGCGCAACCATTGGGTTTGTCGTTGTTGCTGTAAACTTTGGAATGACGATCTCTCCGCCCACGCCAGCCCGCGTTGCGGCAGTAATAAGCGCAGATTCCCCGCGCTGAAGTTTCACGCCGCGCACAACTTCCATGTCTTCTGTTGTCCTTGACCTTGAGGCTAGGTCGGTAAGCACCTTGGCATGCGTTCGGTCGGCGGGGGTGATCCTGTGTACGCCCTTATTTGGGTCGGTAATGATTGTTTTGCCTGTTACCGCGCCCTGAATTGCCTTGTAGCCAGTGCTGCTGTTCCACACCGAAAGCGCAAGCGTCTCTTCTGGCGTTGTAGCAATTTCTTTGCCCGTTACCCTAATCGGGGTGTCGTCGTAAGGATTTTGCGTGCCTGTAACCCAGCCATTTTTAGTGTGTTCTGACTTTGACTCTAAAGTCTTTGCTTGGTCAATGGCTTCGCGGGCAAGCAAGTCTGCTGGGCTTTCGGGCGTAAGCGCGCCCCCGCCGCCACCACCGCCGCCAGTACCAGAGAACCGCCCCCTTCGGTCTCTGGGCTGACCTGACGCATATTCTACAAGCGCGTCATGAGCAACTGAGGCGAGATCACCGTCAATCGCCCCCATTTGCTTAAAGAACGATCTTGCGTCCGTGCGAAGTTACAACGATGCGCGTGTCGCCATCCTTGCGCTCCGCAAGAACGACTTCGCCTTCAGCCAGAACAAGTTCAGCCTTCTTGGACTGCTCCTTCACTGGCGCTACCTGTGGCTCCTGTGCCTCCGTCGGCACTACCTTGTCCTTGGACATTTCGGTTCTCCTTTTCTTTTTGCCTTCTATTTTCCCAATCTGGGTAGACGAGATCAACCACCTCCATAGTGGAGAGCGGCTTACCGTCCAGCACAATAATAGCCCCTCTTCGGTTGCGAAGGTAGAACGA